TCTTGAGCCAGGGCCGCCGCCTTGGTCTGGTCCTTCATGTTTTTCAATTTGTCAGCGACTTCCAGCATGATGGAGTCGGCCGATTTCAGATTGCCAGCACCATCTTTGACATTGATTCCAAGAGCTTCAAAACTACGCCGGGCCGTCAATAGGCCCCGATCAGCGTCCAGAGCCTTTTTTGCAACTAAACGCAAGCCGTTTTCCACGTTACTTAAGTCAGTTCCGGAAATTTTGGCGGCATGGGCCAGCCCGGATAAGGTCTTAACCGAAACTCCGGTACGGAGACTCATCTTTTGAAGGTTGTCACCCGTATTAGCCGCGGATTTGGCTATCGCGACCAAGCTCGTGACGGCCCCGGCGGTCGCGACACTTAACGCCCCGGCCGCCGTTTTGACTGATTTCAGTTGTTTCTTAACCTTGTCAAAGGCCCGGCCGGTTTTATCTTTGGCCGTTATATCAAATTTAACTTTTTTAGACATAGGATGCGTCCTATGGGCTTATGCGCTGATTGCACCTTCCGTCAAAACGCCTTTGAAGGTAAAATCTTGAATGACGATACCGTCTTTTGACATCGACTTACCGCTTTTTTCGATCGTGACCGTCCCGGTTAGCTCGATATCTGCGACCTCTCCGCCTTCCGGCTGGAGGTGCAGCTCAACTTCCGCCCCCGCCGTCATAGCACCCTGGCCGGTAGTATCGCTTTCATCCCAATAACACTCTAATGTCCCCGATCCCCGCGTTAAGCCGCTTGCAAGATATGTTTCCGTGGTGTCTCCCACTGAACTTTTAGCGACCAGGTCCATTTCTTCCTCATAGGTCCAGGCCTGCACCTCTGCCACTGCATTAGTGCCGATCTTGACCGCGCCTTCGTTTCCGTGATGTGCGCTCATTTTTCGGACTGCGAAGTCCGATAAAAGATATTAAAAGTCATTGTAACCACGCCGACGGTCTTCTTTCCCTCGCCGTCGAGCCTGATTTCGGTTTGTGTGATTAAGCTGTTTTTGGCCAGGCCGCCGATCATGACGTCGGCCGCCATAGCCGTTTCAACCTCTGAGCAAATTTGATCAAGGATATCGTTGAGGCTCGATGTGTCGTTAACGTAACCCTCGACGGCCAGGGCGACGACCCGGTCAAGCGTCCCAATTGACCCGAGTTCGCTTTCTTCCTCGGCCGTGTAGATGATCAGACCGGGCATGACCGCGGACCGCATGGGCCAAACCCGGCTTGAGTAAACATTGGAGCCGGTCGTCGTTAACCCGGTTAAAAGGGTCTTGACCGCATCCCTGATTTGCCTCCGAACGTGATTAGCCATTGGCTAAATCCTCGGACTCGTCCGCTTCCTGGGCGTGTCGACTAATTGTAATTTTTGGCTTCCATCGAGGAAGCTCAGTCGGCCCCGGCTTGTAAAGTTCGGCCTCGCCGGACTCGATCAGGGGCTTGACGTCCCTCGGATTGATATCCTTGACGTCGCCCGGATTGACCGGCCAGCCATAAATTTTAGTTTTGACGTTAAATTTCACTTTCATGGTTTACTGTTCCTCAAGGATTAAAAGAGTTAACCCCGTCCCGTCCGGCTGGACCGACTTGACCAGGAAGTCGGTGCTTACGACCTTCAAGGCGTCGCCCTGGGCCGCGCTCGGCACGTCGGCCGCCTTGACCAAAAAGGTCGGGATCGTGGCCTCGACCTCGACGGTCCCGTCGCCCATGCCTTCAAAGCCATTGTCAAAAATACCGTGTACGGTTTTCGCGGTTCCGCCGGCCGGCGTGTAAGTGGCCGCGATCGCGAAATCATCGGTATTTAGAAACGAGTCCAGGTCCTCGGTGAAAGCCATTATTTAGCCTTTTTGCCCTTGCCGGCGGTGTCTTTTTCGTCCGGATTGTCCCCGGATCCCTGGTCGTCTCGGGTCATGACCTTCTTTTCGAGGTCCTTTTCCCTGTTAACGACCTTTGGAGGTTCCGGGACCGGGATCGCCTTTTGAGCGGTTATGAGTTGAATCGCGATTTCCTTTGGGAAGTCCTGGGGCTCGTCTTTTGGCTCGACGACCTTTCCCATGGCCATGGTTTGCTTGATAACTAATACCTTCATTGATGACCTTCCTTTTTAAATGCCGGCGACGGGCCTTGAAACCACGCCGCCGGCCCTTCGGTTATGAACCCGGATTAGCTTACAGGCGGATATTTAGGCAGTCCGCGGATTCCGATCGCGCCGATCGGCGTCCCTGTGGAATGGGTCCCGGTGACATTGATCACCGGCCGGACATACCGCTTTGAGCCTGTATACTGACAAAAATAGACGGAGTCGTCTTCGTCGGCCGCATTGATCAAGGCGAATGTCCCGTCATTGGTTCCGTCAACCGCGTCTCTCAAGTCCGCGTCATCAACGTCGGTAAAGGTCGAATCGTTGTCGGATTCCTCAAGCTCAAGCTCGATATAATTATCGGCGTCGAGCGTGTCGCCTGTTTCTCCAACCGAAACCACGATCAACGCGCTTCCGTACCCTAATAAGTCGATTGACGAACCATCGACGTCCGCCGTGGTGTTGGCCGGGTCGATAAGCTGGCTTATTGCCACATTGCTTAAAAAGTCTCTCATTTTAAAAACCTCGCTTTAAAAAGATTGAGACGGCCGACCGGAGCCGGCCGCCATTAATTAAGCCTTATAGCCGACCGCGAAAGATTCGGCGTGTCTGACCGCGATATCAACGTCCTGCAGCGCGACCAGGCGGAGCCCGCCGGACTTGCTCAAAGTTGAGGTGTCGACGTTCAGGTCAAGGCCTGACCAGTAACCGATTAGGAGTTCGCGCCAGTTCCCGAAAAGGAGATATTTCGCCGGGACCTGGTTGGACATCACGAACGGGTAACCGTTCAGCTCGTTCCCTTCCAAAATGAAACGGCCGGTACTGGACGCTTTTTCGGTCTGTTTCATCTTGCCCTGGATGGTGGCGTTAGCGGTATAGGCCAGGGAGCCGGTCAGGGCGTTATCCACGGCGACCGCGCTCTCAAGGTCGACGATGTCGCCCCAGTCCGGGGTATTAGCCGCGTTCAGGGTGACTGACCCGACGCCGCTTGTCCCCATGATCCCCAAAGGCTCGTGAGGCGTTCCCGCGCCATTTAAAGCGGCTAAATCCACTTTCAGGGCTAAAGTCTGGATCAAGTCGTCGCGGATCAGGGCCTCGACGTCCATGGAAGATTGAATAATGGTTCGCCGGGTGATGTCGGTAAAAGCCCCGACGGTCTTCGGCCTCAAAGTGACCTGGCCAAAGGTCTGAGCGGATTCGGTCACGTCATCGCCCTCACCAACCCAATAACCGGTGGCCCCGCCGGTCTGTTTCGGGATCGCCACGTCCCCGATCAAGTCTCTCAGGACCTGCGCCCCGAGCGCGGCGACAACCATTGAATTTTTGAGGATTTCGATAAACGACCCGACCATTAGGTTTTCGCCTACCAGATAACCGCCCGCTGTGGCGGTCCCGACGTTAACGTCGCGTTGCTGGTTGGCCGGGTGTCTGAGGTCGCGGCCGATCAGAATATCGGTCGGGATAAACATCCCTTGAGGCGACTTCCGGAGCTTGTCTTCCATGGCCTTGGAACATTCAAACTCAAAAGACGCGGCCTCTTGTAACCGCCGGTCAGTCGGGTTAGCCAGGGCGCGAACGATGTTGAAAAAGTCGTACTGCCTGACCTCTCGCGAGTTCAACCCGAGTTCAGCGGTTTCGGTCACTTCCTCGATCTGATTGCGCTCCGCGAGTGTTTCCAGGACTTTGCCTCTAAAGGATTCAAGGGACTCCCCGCTATCGACCGCTTTGAGGGCCTGTTCCCTCATGTTGTGGATTTCACCAATCGCAATGAGTTCCTTGACTCGATTTTTTTCGGAGGTCCTGGCCTCTGTTTCAGCCTTGACCTTGACCGCTTCGAGCCTGGCCTCATTTTCCCTTACCGCTTGGGCCTCTAAAGCTCTTTTCTCGTCTTCATTCATTGAATTAACCTCTCTTGTTAAAATTGGTCTATTGACAATAGTTTCAAACTCTTGATTTCTCCCGACCCCGACGGTTTCGTCGGCCGGGATTGAAACGATCGAAATCTCTAGGGGCTTCCATTCCGTGACGCGGTATGTTTCCCCGGTTTCCTCGTCTGAGGACTCAAGAACCATTTTCAAAACCCGGTATCCGACCGAAATGTTAACCCGGATATCGTCAAGAACGTCCTGAAATTCCTGTTCAGCCAGTTCGCTTTTTCCAAAGCGAACCGAAGCTCGACCTTTCCGGTCGGGTCCGATCCAGGCTTTTTCTATGACGCCGACTTGCTCGTCTGTCCAATGGTTCTTTAAAAGCGGAGCGCGTCCGCTATCTAAAAAGCTCAGGTCGACGCCCGAGCCGTGATCCAAGATTTCAATGCCGAAATATCGCTCATAAGGAGCCTCAGACGAAAAGGACAGGTCAATCGTTCTCTCGTCTTTGTCGGCCGTGGCCCGATCGAATTCGGCATTACGATAAAAAACACCCGTCTTCATAATTTCCTGTGATTTATCCTTCATTTTTTGGTATCTCCTTCCCCGGCGCGGCCGGTGTTTTTTCTTTAAAGGCTGTCAATTCAACCCCGTTTTGAGCGGCCATGTCTTGAGCGGCCTTGATTTCTTCCAGGACCTCGGCAAAATCGCGGCCCTGTTCAGCCGCTATTTGTTGAGGTGAGTTCACGCCGGCCTTGACCGACAGGATCGCGGACTCAATGTCCTTTTTAGGGTCTACCCATGACCAGCGTTTAGGCCGCCACGTCGGAGAATTAAATTTATCTATTTTGAAAGAAGGCAAATTGATTACCCCGAGCGTGAGCGACATCTCAAGCCAGGTTCCCCAAACATCGGCGACAAAAGAGTCAATAAACCAATTTTGCAAGGTCATCCACACGGCCCTTTCTTCAAGGACCCCTTGTCGGATAGATGAATAATTGACGCCCTCAAGGTCGTTAGCCAGGGATACATAAGAGACATTCAGACCGGACGCGATCCCGCGTAAGATCGCCTTTTCAAAGTCCTTAAAGGCAGTCGTCGGGTGAGTCGGGTCCCATGGGACAAAACCTTCACCCTGCCCGAGCTTGGTCATAACGCCGGGTTCCGCGTCCATATAAAAATCTTCATCATCGTCTTCGGCCGGTTCGTCACCCTCATAACCGTCGGCCGTTTCCTGGGTAAAAAAGCCCATTTTCGCGGACGCGGCCCTGGCCGCCACGAGTTCGGCTTCCTCGTAACCGCCCAACATATTGAGCCTGGTCGCCGGCGTGATTAACCAGGGGACGCCGCGAGTTTGATTAACCCTTTCCGAAATAAAAATATGGATGATTTGATCGGCCGGGATTCGGTCGGTCTTCTGTCCTTTGGAAAAATAGCCGCTAAAGTGGTCGCCCGGATGGACCCGGTAAACGTAATAAGCGACCGGCCGGCGCCATTTGTCGAATTCGACGCCGCCCCGGATTTGATTTCCGTTTGGTAAAACCTTGTCGAGTCTGTCGTCGAGGTGATCGGCTTCGATAAACTGCAAGGCCAGGTTAAACTCGTTCTTTTTCCAGGGCGTGACCTTCCGGATCAGGATTTCGCCGTCCCTGGCAACTGACTCCATGACCAGCCTTTGAACGTCTATCCATGAGAATTTGCCGTCGACGGTGCAGACTCCCTTTTTGCCCCATTCCTTGAAAGCGGTCTCAATGGTCGAATTCGCGGCCTTGTCGAGTGTCCCGTCGTCGTTTTTGGCCTTGTTTTGCAAGACGACCCCATTAGGGCCGACAACATTGGCTTTGACCATGCTTAAAAACCGCTTGGCATAGTCATTATTCATGGCCAGATCGCGCGATCGCGATCTCAGGATTGACAGGGCTTTTATGATTTCATAATCCGCCGACCCTATGGAGGTCTTCCAGCCGGTCGTTAAGCGGTCCCTGCTGGCCGCCTGGTAAGATCGACGCGAACCTCGGGACCTTCTTCTCTCCGGTGTCTTTTTACGTTTGAATAAATCAAGAAAGCTCATGCTTTAAACCTCGGCCACGGGTAAAACCGCCTCAAGCTCATATTTACTGCCTGAATCACCGGTGTTCGGTCGCGAAAACTCTTTTAGCTGTACTCATGCTTAATCCTCTTGAGTCGTGAGCGTGGCCGGATTAATCGCCTCGACGGTGGCCTTGATGTCCGCTTCGATACTGGCTTCATCTTCTCTGGTCTCTTTCATGTAAATAAGACCGTCCTCGATCGTTCTTTTTAAGGCGTCTCTACCTGTGGCCGGGTTATATTTGGCCGTTAACACGGCCCCGGTTTCCGTATCTTGGACCGAAATTAAATAAAGGTCGGATGATCTTCGAGTAATGCCTGTCAAAATTATTGCCATTTAAAACCTCACTTTTACGACCCTGGGCTTACCCTGGCCCTTTTTCTGCAATTCTCTTTGATAACGGCCCGCGTAAACGTCCCGCCATTTGATCAGTTCATCGGGTGACATCTTGGAAATTGACCGGCCCGCGATTGAATAGGCCAGTTGATCGCTGGTCGCCTTGCCTTCGATCAGGGCGGAGAGCGCGTCCAGGACCTTTTTAACGTGGGATCGGCCGTCATAACCGGCTGTTTGTTCCGCGAAATTCGGCTGGACTTCCAGGACACCGGAGTCAATCTGGTAGCGTTCGCCTGACTTGGTGACATAGGCTTGCCAGTCATAAGACCCCGGAGCGTAACCGGCCGTTGTCGCGGCCGCTACCTCGACAAGATGATCGTCGCCGTCGGCCGTGGCCGTGATCGTGATCAGATTGTCGGCATTGATCAAGGCATAAGACAGGGTCCAGGAGTCCGACGCGAGATAGTCGGACAGGGATCGCGTCCAGGACCAGGTATCGCCGGCGGTGATTTCGGTCGGTTCTTTGGTTGGAATAGAGGCAGTCATAAAAAAACCCACGTTTAAAATGTATTTCTCTACAAGTACATTTTAAACACGGGTTTGGGGTAAAAACGCTCTCAGCAGTCTACAGCAGGGAGCCTGTACTCAATTAATGAACTTTGCTATTGACACCCTTTTTTAAGATATTCAAATTCTATTTCAAGCCATTCATGAAATTTTTTTTGAGTGGTCATGTATTTACCTGCTATTTGGATCAAAGGAAAGGGATTTTTCTGCCGAAACGCAAGCATTTTAATGGTATCCCGTGAAAGTTTTGTCCCTGCGGTAATTTCCTTCCATCCACGCCACACCTGGTCAGAGATCACCATGATTTCACAAACCCCTTTGATTTTCGACGGCGTTTTTTTGGTTTCGGTTTCGGCTTCGGTTTTTCTTCCGGTTCTTCCGCCTGGTCGGGCTCGGGTTCAGGCGCGACTTTAGCCTTGACCGCTTCGACCAGGGCTTTAGCCTCTGCCTTCCTGACTTTCTTCTGAATAATATCAAATTTAGGATTTAGAATGGTCAAAGCCGCCATGTTCAAAACTCTGCAGTCAAGGGCCTCATTCCTGGCCCTCTTTTTTCGCCATACCCTTTTAGGCTGTCCTTTGACATACCGCATGACCACTTCCTCGGCCGTTAATTGCGCGAAATATTCGTCGTCG